TTGGCAGTTTTAATCTTTATTTCTAAGTAATAGTTACCTACAGTGGTTATTGTATCCCCTCCAACTTGTTCGGTTCCAACCATGTATGAACCAACTGCATGAGAAGAACCAGCATCAACATATCCACCATCCCCTCGGATAGTTCCAATTAACTGTGTTCCCCCTCCGTCTAGTCCAATATACACACTGATAACCTGATCAGGAGCGATTCTCCCCCGGAACCGATACCTCTTTGTCTTCTTCAAACTATTTTGCCCATAATCTTCTTCTTTTGACTCCCAGAAGTTAGATATAGTAGAGCCCAGATCATCAAAACCAGTAAATAGCTCATAAGTGGCAGTGGACACAGAATCACCGGCATATAAAATACCGTTGTCTTTTGTAAAAGTTCTGGCCGTATACCCTACTGAATCAACAGTATTATCCTTAACATTGCATAAAAGAATCCTGTTATTATCATTAGAATTTTCACGACAAGCAATCACAACATATCTATCCCAGTTCTCTAAAGCAACATCATCGTATGTGTAGTTTTCAAACTTAAAATGTGAAAATAAGTCCTTATTCACAAAGTTGTCTCCAAGTGGATTTCTCTCAATAATATTCAAACGAGGCTTAGATTGATTAGCTGTATTCATAAACACAATCCCAACACCTGTGCCAATCGCAGATCGCAAAGTCGGCACACCAATATCTGTTCTAAAAATTTCATTATTGATAGTATCATCGGCAGTAGCAATAGATAACTTGTAACAAGAGTTATCCTTCATAGAAAAGTAAAATCCGTCATAAGGAATCACAGTCTGAATCTTATCTCCACCAGCATCTTGTCGAATTACAAATCCTTCTCCTGGCTGACGCGGTGATGACTTTGTAAAATCTGTAACCCCATTAGAGTTGCTGTCCTCCCATTGATAAGTAACGATACCTGCACCTGTGTCATCAGTAATAAATTCGCCAGTAGTATAGTTAATTGTCCCTGTTCCTCCTGAATCTCCTGAAAGAACACCATTAAAATCATCAGTAAAAACTTGTCCTGACGTTGTTACAGTTAAAACAAGACCAAAACTTGTTCGTGTTGCTCCTCCTGCTTTAAACCCTAATGTTCCTGTCGCAACATTTGCTAGTGCTTCATCTGTAATAGTTGTGTACACATCCCCGTCTTGGCCGTCAATGTATGAACCATAAAAACCAGTAGGGTCTTTTTCTCTACCCCATAAAATAGTACGTGCCTGATCGACAAACCCAAATCCTTTAAAGTTTGTGTCTTCTACGTATAAAGAAGTAAATGAAGTAGGATTTGCGGTACAAACCTTATATATTCCATCAACACCATAGAAGTATACAAAAGCTCCAGCTAACGATTGATAGTTAGAAGCTACGTAATCTGCTGTCTCTGTAAGCCCTGTAATAACATTAGTCCATGTAGAACCAACTAGAGTCTGAATAGTAGTACCAACCTTTTTAAACCTAACCGCAGTACCGTCTACTTTATAGCCAGCATGTTCCAAGTAACTTTTTCCTGCAGCACCGTCACCACCGACAGTTGCACGACCATACATCAAAGAAATTCTTCCATCTTTAGTTAACCAACCAAGAGAATCAGAAGCAGCATCATCAGGGATAAGGTCATCCTGAATCAGGTTGTGAGTTCCACTTATGAAGGCTTTTATTTCTTTATTAGTCATATTAGAGTGAAGCGAATTTACTATTCCACATTGTCAGGGAATCATGGTAATCCTTATATCGAGCAACATTTTGATTCCTATAAGACTTAGCCTTATCAGATTGCTGAATGATAAAGTCATCCGCACACATGCCATGATAAATTACAGGAACAAACCTTGAAGGAATAACTGGTTCGGTAGATTCAGTTACATCATCTGGAACAAACTGATAATCAAACACTACTGCAGTTGATGTGGGAGTCTTTGTAAAGATTATTTTACTATTCTTTAAATCAACGAAGCAAAAACCATCTTGATCAGTATAGTTAGACCGATCAGCTTTAGAAATTATTTTATACGGCTGACGATTTGCACCAACATATACAACAGGAGTATTAGCATATCTATCATCATTATGATTCATCAACACATGAGAAAAGTCGTCTGGTAATAAAACGTAATCACTTGTTAAAGTTCCAGTAAATTCCTTCCTTAAAAATTCCCAGTCCTTTGAATCACATACCTCGTGATAGATTTTATTATATAGTCGATACTCCTCAGTAGTAGACAGTTCTGTACCGTCGTCCATAAAGAGTTCAAAGTCTGCGATTGTTGAGGCACCCATCATAATAGTTTTTATATTAAATGATTAAAAATTTTAGCAATATGAACCTTAAATTCATCGAGGTCCATAATGTGTTTTGCATAATTACAGCGCTTGCAACAGGGTACAGAGTTCTCGACAGTATACCCAATCTTTGAATCTAGCCTATCGACACCCATAGCACATTCATCCCCACAATAAGTACAATCTTTTTTTGTTAAAACCGAAAATTGTTCTTTACTGATATCGAATGATTTGTTTCGTTTATTCGCACCATTCCTATAGTCACTAAACTTAGTCGCTATAATCCTGTCTATAGGGTCGGTATAAATATTACCATTAATCTTTCCTGTCTTAATAATCGACTCAGTTCTCTGGGAAGATTGCAATGCACACTTCTTAGAACAAAACTTCCGATTTACAATTCCTATATATTCAAGACCACACTTTAGGCAGATATCCTTCTGGGAAGTAACTCCTCCCCTCCAATTATTAGCATATTTACCTCGAGCGCGAATCTTGCCCTTATTGGCAATACTAATCTTTCTTTTCGTCGCATCTTTATGATTAAAGTGTTTTCCTTTCATAGGTGACACCCGACCCCTCTGTCCATCAGAAATCTTTTGTGCATGTTCTTTCGATAATTTGACTCCGCGTATAGATTTCCAGTAACACTCCTTAGAGCAAAAGAAGTTTTTATTGCGTTTAAGTGCTGTGTGTTCTGGTGTATGTTCAACCTCACAAGTGAAGCATTGTTTTGTAATTTGCATATTTAATAAGTTAAGTTTATTAATTCAACCATTTTAGGCTGAGTGGAGGGGATGACTTAACCATCCTCTCCACCCAACCCACAAGGGGTTATTGGGTAATCTTTAAACAATGTGTACGTCTAAGAATTGTTTTGTACCATCGGCAAATGATTTGATACCTGCAAGATATGATGAGAAGATGTTTGATCCTCTTCGATCTGCAGTTTTTCTCACGTCAACTGGTGACACGTCTTGTGTAACCATGTCGATTGCTCCATGCTTTCCGAAGTAAGCGTGAAGGATAGGTGTTGACCATGAAGCGTTAGTTTCATCTTCTGCAACGATAAGTCGTCCTGAAGCTGTGATATTAATTGCTGCACCGTCTACTGTTGCTACTACTCGTGCGTTATCTAGAACAGCACGATCAGCTGTTGATAGTTCGCAGTAAAGTGTTCCAACTTCTGAAGCGTCTAGGTTTTCAGAGTTGTTGATAGCTGCTGCATAGTTTGTAGCTGCTCCCTCTTCAGTTGAAGCATGCACATCCACATCTCCTGCTACTGCTGGAGTTGCTTTTGATAGGAAAACTACACCGTTGATAGTCACAGTTTTTGTTGCTACGTTCACATCTGTGAATGTAAGAGTTGCTGTAGACTTTAGGTTTTCAGAAACATACATTTTAGCACCCTTAACAGGTCCTGCATATCCGTTTTTAAATGTTGCTGCTGCGATGTCAATGTTCTTGCTCATTAGATATTCTTCAATATCTGATGCTGCATAAGAATCAACAACCAAAGCCATGTTACTTGAATCAACTTGATTCCTGTATTTTAGCTTAGCGCTCATTCGAGCAACCATCTGAGGAACAGTTGTATTACTTAGAGTAATACCAGTTCCTGTAGATGTTAGTGTTGTAAGATCACCATTATCAAATGTGTAATCTGCGTTTGTAACTTCGTCAAAGAATTTACCGTCAAGACTAATAGCTACTTTTTTAGCTACTTTTCCTCCGATAACTTCTCCAGGACTAAGTGGTCCCGCTTGTGTCATTTCACCGTCTGAAAGGTGGAATGTTGCTTCTTCCTCGATATTTACTTGAATCAACTCTGTTGAATCAGTAACTGTATCAATTGTTGAAGCTGCTCCTCGTGTAACACTTCTAACTTTAACTGCGTCGATGTCGAAAGCAAATCGCTCTAGAGATTCTCCGAAAGTTAGGTCAGACATGAAACGTGAGTTCGCAATTGGTTTTGAAACAAGAGTTTTTTGAAAAATTTCTTGGTATGAATTATCATACTTCTCTTGGAAGTCATTTAATGCCATTTTATTGTAAGGTTATTATAACCCCATTCTCAAGTTTAGAAGTTGATTCTGTTCTCTATGCCGTCATTATATTGGGCTTTTAGATCTGGGTCAGCCATTACCTCTTTAAAGTAAGCAGGATCAGTCTGAGCTTTTTTGATATCAACTGTCTGAGGATCTTGTCCTCCTCTGGGTGTTGTACTTTCCACAGTGCGTTTCCCTGTAATCGCTCTGCTATATGTCTCCTCGATAAGTTGAGAAAATGTCTTATCTTGGTTCTCGGCTTTTAGTGCTAATGATTTGATAACATCAGGAGCCACAATATCTTTATATTCTGGCATCTCTTCAATTGCTTCCGCAAAATGTTTATCAAGAGCTGCTTTAACATCCTTTTGTTTATCTTTAGCTTCGATGCTTTTGAATCTTTCTTCAAAAGCTCCAACAGTCTTGCTTTCAATTGCGTTTGCAAGATCAGCAACAAGGTCTTCACTAACATCATGCTTAGATGCTAAATCTCTCATATTTAGATCAGATGTAACTGAACCTTTAGAGTCAAAATCTTTTTTAAGGCTTCTGATCTCTTCTTTTAATTCTTTCTTCATGTCTATAAAAACATCAATAGGAACTGATTCAGGTTTAGAGTTATGTTTAGGTGTTTCTGGTTGTTCACCAACAACATCCTTAATAGTAACCTCTTCTTTTGGTTCCTCAGCAGGAGCTTCAGCTTCCACTACTGGTTCCGCTATGTCCGGAGTTTTTGTTTCCTCTTCCGATTGAGTAATTTCTTCTTTTAACATAATATCCTTTTTGATTAAAGAGAGGTAAGTGCCTCTCTGATAAACTTGACCGAGTTTATCTTCGTTGTTAATAATTATACCCTACAACTTACCTAATGACAATTCTCACTAGGTGTGTCTTCTTCTTTAATCAGGCGAATGGGGGACCCAAATAAAGAAGAAGACACACCCAACGATGTGTTATTCTTCTAGCTCAAGAATATCTTCAAGTGCTGCTATATTCTTCTGTGTATTAGTCAGTACATTGTAGACGCTCAATTTAGCGTCCAAATCAGCACAAAGAGCAACAAGCTCCATATGTGTTGCTATCTTATAGTTACGAGTCAAGGATTGAGTTGTAGAAAGTATATCCTCTCTTAATCCTGAGATGATTTTCCTACCCCCTTTAGACAAAGCCACAGCATTAATCTCTTTAAAACCAGCAATATCGTCCTTAATCTCTTCGTTTTCGCTATTTGGCATATTCTGTGTAGCCAACAACGTCAGCGATTACCTTCTTCTCTTCGTCATCTTCCTTCAAAGCTTTCTTATAAGCTTTCAATACTCCATTAACCTTTTCCTGGTCGGTTACAGCTTTATTGTATATCGCAGCATAATGACGAGCCTCCTCGCTCATTTTCATAACTTCAGGATGGTGTTGTTCAATATTTTTAACAATAGCGTCATTAATTTTCTTCTGACCTTCGAGTTCTGTAACTCTTTTGTCCATAGTAAGACGCTCACTAATCAATTGCTGCAAAGTAAATTCTGCAGTAATTCCACTTTTTCTAACGATTGACAAAGACGGGTCTTTTTTGTGTGTCTTTGATACTTCGTACGTGTATATTTTATCCATTCCCATTTATATTATTACTTGTAATTTCTCTAGGAGTTTCCTCTATCTGCCGTCTTGGACGTGGAGCGCTCCCATTCCCCCCATCCAAAGGATTGTCACCTCCTCGCACCATTCCATTAGGATCTGTAGCAAGTGCCATCTGTTCAGCCTGTACCTTCAACTGTTCTGCTTCTAAGTCTCGAACAGTGTTTGCGATGATAATAGGGTTCAGACTCTCAATATATTGAGTAAATCTTGAGAATGTTTCTGGTTTGAAGTCTTCCTCATGATCAATGAAGTAATCCACAAATCTTTGCTTATATGCTGCATTAGCGCGCATATTAGGTAGGAAATCTTCTCCCTCAAGGATTCTCTCAATATCCCTCTCCGCATCTGACATTAATTTAGCATCTCCAAAATCAGATACATCTAGTAATTCTCTCATTTGTTCATCAGAAAATCCAGCAATCAAACCTGACATCTCTGTTAGCTTTGTCTGATTAATCGCAGGGTTTTGAATCTGAGCTTGAAGAAAATTATTTTTCTGTCGTTTCTTGGCAAGATCTAACTGAGCCTCTGCGTCTGTAGCCTCAACGATAATCCCAAACTTATCATTCTTCTTGAAGATATCACTCCCTTTAATCATAACAACATCAACTCCATCCGGACCAAGAATGTCCACAGCTACTGCCTTAACCAAGTGTTCTCGCGCACCATTCTCGTACAGAGCAGAAAATCTTCTATATCCGAATGCGTATGATTTATTCAATAGACCATATCTATTTGCTGTATTAGCCTGGTTTCCTTCGTAAATAGTAGCTTTTCCATCTGGATCCGCTACTCCCTTATCACCGGCTGTAACACCAAGTGCTTTCTCCTGGATAGCTTCCAGTACATCAAACACCTGTATTGGTGTATTGATAGAAGGAGTCTGAACGAACTGGATAGCCTTCTGTGCATCCACACCACCCTTAGTTCTAATCACACCACCACCTCTTTTATACTTAACGTCAGCCAGGTTCTCTAATGCTGTAACATCAACAATCTTTTGTGGTTTATTAATTTGCTCTGCATTATCAAGCATTTGATTGATGTTCACAGACTGTGCCATGAAGATTTCTCTAACATAGTCAGCGTGTGAAGGAGTCCAGAACTCTGTAAGATCCATAAATGCTGCATATGTCCAGAACGGCCACATGTCATTTGCAAATACATCCTTAAGCTTCTCCACCTTAATAGCTTTAGATCCCTGCTCACATAGAAGTAAGTAGTATCGCTCCCCTTCATATGTTGTATACCACTCCCAGAACTTATATTTCTGAGGATCACCAATCTCCTTATCAGAATCACCAACTCTCTGTAGAGATGTTCGATTCTCTTTATTAGTCTCCTCCTGTGTAGTCTCGCCTGAGTTACCGTCACCTCGTAGCAAATCATTAACTTCAGATGCAATATACATATTCTTGTTGTCCTGTAGGTCCTTCTTAGTCTTTACAACGCCATATCGCCCCATGAACATCGCGTTCTCCAAATCAATTCCTCCCCCAGAAGGATCAACCAAGAAATCATAAACATCCACATTGTCTAGATGCGGTGTATATCCCATGTGTGAATCAGCAGAATAAGCATAGATAGCTCGTCCATAAAGAATACATTGTTTCTTTCCAACAAGATCCTTCAGATCCCAGTTATCCCTGTTCGCATCAAACTCTCTTAAAGAGTTCAACCTGTCCACCCTCTGTCTTTGTGCGTCCTTCCTCTTAGTAAAGGTAAATTTCAGTGCCGCATCAATCTTAGATAGCAGAGTATTAACAAACTCCTGCATACGCGCAAGTTCTACATTGGCTCTTGAGCCATCACTCTTAGTCTTCACAGCATAATACTGGTCTTCATTCTTCTGCCATGTAAATATTTTCCCCTGCTTATGTTTTCGGGAAAAGTCGATTTCAAACTGGGCTTGGGCTTTTATTTTATCTCTAGTTGTTTTACTTATCATAGTCTATTTGTTTTTCTTCTTTCTTGCTGCTATCCGCTTATCTAATGCCCGTCGTCTAGCTTCGTTTTCTAATTTAAGTTTAGAAGGTTTTCTGTAATTTACTATTTTGTTCTTTCTAACATGTGCCTTACGTAATTTTTCTGATCTCTTCTTAGTTCTGTCCTTGGCGAACTCTGCTGCTGTTCTGGCCTTTGCTGCCTTAATAGAAGGAGAGTCATCGTATGCTCTAGCTAGTTTAATCGCTTTTGCGTCCTCTCCTGACTGTCTAATCTGTCTCCGAGATACTAATTGCGCTGGTGCTGATAAAATATTTGCTGCTGTATTAGTAACCTTTGCTTTTGCTTTTGTTAAAAGAGACTTTTTCTTCTTCGCTGGTCTACCACTTTTAGATCCATATGTTCCTTTTCCTGTGGGCATATATATAAAAATTTACTATTAATATGAATATTATACCACTTTTTTAACTTATATGCCGATTTCTGAATACATTGGGTCCTCTTCTAGCTCTTCAAGCCCCTCTGAGTACCTTCTTTGTGCAATTTGTGTCTGCATACACGCAGAATCAGCCACATCATCATGCACATTTGCCGGATGACGCAATAATTCAGACTCTAAGTCACTACATTCCCCTTCAATGTGCCAAATACTGTTACTTTCGTACCTTGGTAGCAACCATTCGATCCTGGATTCCTTCTTTTTGTTCTGATGGTCCACCTCCACTATATAAGGATAGATATTTCTCTTCCTCATCTCCTCCTGTAAGAAAGGTTTAATAACACTTG